GCTTCAGGGCACCCACAAAAACAGGCCGTTGCCGCGGCGCTGGAGACTGCCCGGCGAGCCAAAAGGGCTATGGGCGGGGCGCTAATGGCTAGTGGCGGCCATCCTGCGGGTGAGGTCCATACCGGCGGCATTGTGTCCGACGTTCCCGGCCGTACCGATAAGCATCCGATGGACGTAGAAAGCGGGTCATATGTGGTTCCCGCCGATATTGTCTCGGGAATGGGACAGGGCAACACGCTCGCCGGCCTGAACAAGCTCGCTGCAAAGTTTGGGGCGTCGCCGTTTGGCAAGCCGGTCCCGAAGCGTCGCCGAGCCGCCGGTGGTATTTCCGGGTTCCCGGCTGAAGTCGATGTCCAGGCCGTGCCAATCATCGCGGCCGGTGGCGAATATGTCATCACGCCGGATCGCGTCGCCGAGATCGGCGGCGGCAATCTCAGTCGCGGCCACGAAATGCTTGATCGGTGGGTGATCGCCGAGCGCCGCAAACTAATCGACACGCTTAAAAACCTTCCCGGCCCAGCGAAGGACTAATCCATGCCATCACCGTCCGTAGTTCGTCTCGCAACCCACGCCGATGAACCTGCGATTTTTGAAATGTGCAAAATGCTGCACACTGAAAACGGCATGTTTCCAATGGACGATGATCTCGTCCGCGAAACAATGACGCGAGGTATAAAACGCGATAACAGCATTCTCGGCGTGATCGGCCCGGAAGGCGGCGCATTGGAAGGCATGATCTTTATGCTGATTTCCAATTTCTGGTATTCTCGCAAGCCTCACCTGGAAGAGCTGTTTTCGTATGTTCCGCCGCAGTACCGTAAATCGAACCATGCTAAAGAGCTTATCGAGTTTGCGAAACGGTGCTCAAACGATGATGTCCGCCTTGTAATTGGCATAGTATCCAATCATCGGACGGAAACCAAAGTCAGGCTATATCAACGCCGCCTCGGAAAGCCCGCCGGAGCGTTTTTCGTCTACCCGCCGCCCATTGCTGCGGTCAGCCACGGATAAAGAAAATGGGTTCTAAAGGCAGCCAAATCTCGACCTCGCAAAGCACGGCGACCACGAGCGCCGATCCGCAAGCTGCGGCGTTGTATCGTAGCATTCTAAGCCAAGCGCAGCAGGCTGCGCAGACGCCATATCAGGCGTATCAGGGCCAGCAAGTCGCCGGATTTACCCCGGACCAGTTGCAGGCAATGCAAACTGTTGCCGGCGCACAGGGATCGTATCAGCCGGCGCTTGCCACAGCGATGCAGTACGGCACGCAGGCGGGGCAGGCGATTACGCCGTCGCAAATCCAAGCCGCGATGAGCCCATACACGCAAAACGTCGTGCAGTCCACTATGGACGTCATGAACCAGCAAAACCAGCAGGCAATGTCGCAGCTCCGCGGCACGGAAGCCCAGCAGGGCGCGTTCGGCGGGACGCGGGCAGCCGTGGCGGAATCCAATCTTGCGGCGCAGCAGGAACGCAGCAAAGACCAGATTGTGGCTGGGCTGATGCAACAGGGATATTCCCAGGCCGTGGCGCAGGCGCAGGCGGATCGGGCCGCCGCAGGGACTGGTGCGGGGCTCATGTCCGGACTGGCCGGTCAGGCTGCCAATCTGCCGCTTTCGCAGGCTCAGGCGGAACTTGGTACAGGCGCGCTGCAACAGCAGCTTGCCCAGCAACAGTTAAATGTTCCGTATCAACAATTCTTGCAGGCGCAGGCTTACCCGTATCAGCAGTTGTCCTGGCTGGCCGGCCTGGGCACGGGCGTAGGCTCTCAGCTTGGCGGCACGTCCACGTCTGGCGGCACTACGACCACGACGCCGGCTCAGCCGTCCTTGTTGTCGCAGATCGCGGGCGGGGCCTTGGCGCTTGGTAGCATCCCGCTCACCGGCGGGGCTTCGGCTCCGACCGTAGCCGGCAAATTTATGAGTATGTTTACCGCCGACGGCGGCCGTGTCCCGCATAAAGCTGATGGCGGGGCTGTTGGCGGCGGGCTTGATGTTGTCGGCACCATGGCGAAAGCGTTGCAGCTCGCCGATGCCGCGCCCATGGCCGACGGGGGCGCGCCGCCTATCCCGGCATTCGTGCAGCAGCCGCAAATGCATGAGCCCGGTTCCGACATCATCCAGGGCGCGCTAAAGATGGCATCCGCCATGCGGCAGGGCGCGAAAGCCCTCGGCGGTGGTGTGTCCCATATGGCCGATGGCGGCGTCCCAGGTGCGACGCTCGGCACGGCCGATATTCAGGGGCGCAAGGTCTTTACGATCTTTCCGCAGACGGCGGTCCATGCCGGCAAGGGCGCGCCGTCCGCTCCCGGATTTGTCGCTGGGTCCGCCCCGAAACAGCAGGACATGAGCGAGACCATCAAAGGTCTTGGCTCGATGTTCAAAGGTGCTGGGCAGACGACCGGGCAGCCGGCTGGACAACCATTAAGCCTTGATCCGCCCAATCCTACGCCTGCTGCGCCCGCCGTCGGCCCATATACGGGAACTGAAGGCGGCACGGGTGGCGGTCTAGGCGGTAGATATGCTTACGGCGGCGCGATCCATAAGGAAGGCGGCGGGTTAGCTGGTGACGCGGATGGGCCGATTTTTGAAATGCCGGCTGACCAAGTGCCGACCGAAAAGCAAATGGCAGACTGGCGGGGCGGGGTCGATTTCGGTAAAGCCGCCGATCAGGATGTTGCCATGGCTGGGCAAGGCGTCCCCATGCCACGGCCGCGCCCGATTGGGGCATACGAGCCTTTGCAAGAGCAGCCTGATTTTGGTCTAGCAACCGCATATGCTCCTACTGGGCCGTCTATCGCGACAGCTCCCGCTGTCCAGGCCGCCCAGCAGGTTGCCCAGCCTGCCGGCGTCGGCCCGCGCCCCGAAACCATGGCAAAAGCCGAGCGGGCCACGTCCATCTTTGAAAAGCTCACCGGCATGGAATTGACGCCGGAAGCGCGCCAGGGCTTGATGGCCATGGGCTTGCGCATGATGACCACGCCTGGCAGCTTCGGCACGGCAATCGGCGCTGGCGGTATGCAGGGCATGGCTACCTATGCCGAGGCGCAAAAACAATTGCAGGAAAGGGCCGCCCAAAAGGCTAAACTTGAGCAGGAAGAACGCATGGCAACTGCTCGGTTGAAACAGGCCGAAACCTTGCACATGACAATGACCCCTTATCAAAAGGAAATGCTAAACCGTGAAAACCTAAAATTTGTCGGCACAAATGATGAAGGGTTTCCAGTATATACAGATACGAGAACCGGAAAAGAAGTTATAGGCTCCACTAAATTGCAGCAAAAGGCCCCACCTGGATATGTAAGAAATCCAGATGGTACAATGTCCGCAATTAAAGGCGGGCCGGCTGATCCTGAAATTATTCGTGGGGTAGCTCAGGCAAAAGCTGGGTCATCCATGAATGATCAAACTGCTGATTTCTTGGCAGAAAGAGTAATTAACGGAGACAAGGCTGCTTTAACGGGTATAGGTAGGGGCGCGCAAGGCGCTGAGAATATCATAAAAATTCAATCTATAATCGCTCAGAAGGCGGCGGATCGAGGACTTAGCCCTACCGATATCTTGGCGAAAACTGCTGAACAATTTGGATTGAATGCACAGCAAAGAACTTTTGGGACACAAGTTGCTAAAATGGCTGTTAATGCCACTGAAGCTGAGGGGGCTATTAAACAAGCTCTTGATGTTTCAAACTTGGTACCCAGAACGTCATTCGTGCCAATTAACAAGCTAATACAACTTGCTGATGCTAATATATCTGATCCAAACTTGCTAAAGTTTAAGGCAGCAAATCTTGCTGTCATAAATACATATGCCAGAGCGATTTCACCGACGGGAACGCCAACCGTTCATGATAAGGAAGAAGCCGAAAAAATTGTTTCATCCGCGACTTCTCCCGAAGCATATCGAGCTATAATGGATCAAATGCTCACGGAAATCGCAATTGCTCATTCTGCACCTATGAAAGCTAAACAAGAGTTGGAACGAATTAGAAAATCTCCCGCTGCCCCGGAAGAAGGCCATCGTGAAGTTCCTTCCGGCGGAAAATCGGCTGAGAAAACTAACACCGCCCCGCCCGCAGTCGCTGCGCCGGCCGCATCTGCTGTTACCACAGTAAAAAATCCGCCACCACCTGGAGCGGTCGGTACTAAAAAAGACATGCAAGGGAATTTGTGGTATTTTGACGCAAAAGGTAACAATATTGGACGGGTGCAATAATGGCTGACACTCCCGAATTTGACCCGAATGAACCGATAACTCCGATTGAAGGTCCGAAATTCGCCCCTGATGAGCCAATTGTTCCTTTAACGATGGCCCAGCGCCAACGCGCTTATCGTGAGGCATTGCGAGCCGGCGAGCCGACTATGCGTGCTGGTGAAGCCGCACCTGCGGTAGCCATGGCCGAGGAACGTCGGACACCTGAGCAACTGGTCGAAGAATGGGGGCAAGTTGGAAAGGGTATAGCAAAAGGTGTCCCGGCCACTCTGTCAGGTGGTTTTGCCGGAGACATTGAAGAACTGGCACGCCGGTTCGGCAAGGAATATGGCGTTGAACAAGAGCCATACCTTCCGACGACTGTGCAGGGCGGTTATCTTGGGCCGAAGGGCTTGGGCGTTATGGCACCCGCGGCCACTCCACTTGAAGCCGCCGGCATGTCTCTGGCTCCGGCGCTGATTCCCCTTCCAGGCGGCGTGTTAAAGGCATTTAAGGCAGCACGTGCCGCCGAAGCCGTTCCAGCTATTGAATCAATTGATTTGATGACCGGACTGCCGAAAAAACAAATCGGATTGCCGACGATACCCGCTGGCGAAGGCATCCCAGTGCCTGAAATCCGCGAAAAAGGCGCTCGCCTTCTTTCTCCGGAAGTTTCTCACGAGCCGATTGCGTTGCCATCCCGCGCGGGTGTTGGCGCGGAAGGCGCCGTTGGTCCGCTTGAAGTCATATCAACGGAAACAATCAATGGAATTGCCCGTCAGTTAAAGGAAGACGGTTGGACGCCATGGACCATTGATGAAAAACTAGAAAATATGTCTCCGCACCAGTTTTTTGCGGAAGTCTCCCCGAATATGAAGAAAAACATAGCGCAAAATGCAGTCGGAGGCGGAGAAGCGCGAAACATAGTCGTTAACAACCTTTACCAGCGGCACGGTGAAACCGGCCAGCGGTTGAAAACTCTATACGATAATGCGTTTGGTCCGGTTGAAAATGTTTTTGAGAAAAAGAAAGAACTTACCAAAGAACAAAAGGTAGAGGCCGGTAAGTTTTACGACCAGTTTAGGAAATTGGAAATTGCCCCTACTCCAGAACTTGATGAAATCATTGCAACTTTGAATAACATCAAAGAAGCCGGTGGCCCTAATGTATTCAAGGAAGCCAAGGTTAAAGCCGCAGCCGAAAATAGGCCGTTTTCCGAAGGATATTTTAACGGCGAAGAAGTTAAACAGTATCCTAGTCCTGAAAGCTGGGACTACATCAAACGCGGGCTTGACAAAATCATAGATAATTCATTCGAGGGCGGCTTCCGTCCTACTGATGATACTAGAGTTTACACATCTCTTAAAAATAAGCTCATCGACGCAATCGACAACCATCCTGATCCGAATGTTGCCGGCGTTTGGAAACAGGCAAGAGATGCTTATGCTTCGCGCGCAAAACTCAAAGATGCTTACGATCTTGGAAAAAAGCTGCTTTCAGATTCAATTGATGTCAATGAAGTCCCCGATTTAATCGGACGGGCCGGAGAGAAGGAATTAAAGGCAATCGCGACTGGCGTCCGCTATGACTTGGAAAACCAACTTGGCCGGCCCGGCGCTCAAGAGGGCCGGTCTATTCGACAAATGTTGTCCGAAAATGCACAAAAGAAAATTCGAAATCTTGTTGGCGAAGACAAAGCGGAAAAATTATTCAAGGCCGTTGAATCTGAAGGCGAGATATACGGCGCAAAAACTAACCTCGTTGGAGGGTCCGAAACCGGGACTAGAGTAGTTGGGGAAGCCGATCAATTCTGGAATAAGCCATCTCGTGCCGCTGAAATGGCTGGAACAGTTGCTGAAACCGGCGCTGGATTGATAAAGGAACCCGGCAAAACTGTAAGAAAAGCGGTATCAAAACTAGCTTCAGAAAAAATGAAAAAAGCGGCAGCAGAAAAAACCGCCAAATTGCGCGCCGAAGCGGCGAGAATATACACGTTGCAAGGACCGGAACGTGATGCTGCCCTTCGATGGCTGTTGGAATATGGCGAAGACTGGCCCAAACCGCCGAAATCACCGAAAGGTTTTTATGGTCCAGGCAGCGAAGGCGGCGGACTTTCTGGTGGCAGAACATTGAGTGCCGCGTCGTCTGCGGCTGTTAGCGGTTATCCTACTGCTGGGTCTGCCGAAGCTCCTGCTCGTCAATCTAGTACTCCGTCAATCCAAGAGCGTTTGCAATCTTGGAAAAAAATATCTCCTGAAGAAGTTTCGGCTAGAGAAGAAGCAAAAAACGTCGCTTCACAAGTTAGCAGAATGCCGGACACGTTCCAAGATATGTGGAACGAACGCGCCGCCATTTTAGAAACTGATGCCGGTATTCCACGCCATGAGGCTGAATTAAAGGCATTCTCTGAAGTCAAATCGGCTTTTGAGCGCGAAAAATCGGCGCATCCTGAAAAGGTTGCGGGAGAAAAAATTAACTTCAAGGGATACAAGCAAAAAAGTAAGGCAAAGCCATTCCAGTGGCAATTGACGCAAGAGCGTCGTGATGTTGCTGCTGAACGTGCTGCGCAAGGTAAAGGGCCGGGATTAAAGCGCCCGACACGCGAGCAAATGATGGCCCCGGAGGAAATGCCGCCAGAAGGCAGTCTTGATCGCGTCAATGCTGAAATCGCAGCGCGACAAGCCGTTGGGAAACCTGAACAGTCAAGTTTATCAGCCTCCGATTTTCGATATCTTTCCGAACATGGATTAAAACGCGGCGGCACCGTCCTAGACAAGATGCACGAAGCTCGCCGGCGGGCGGAAGGTGGGGCGCTTGCACCCGGCATGATATCTCCGGGTAATATCGATCTTGATCACCGGCCTCGCGTGCATAATCCTGACGGCTCGATCAGCACCGTCCGGTCGATGGGCATCAACGAGGACGGCCGCGAGGTCTTGATACCGACCGTGCGTCAAAACCCGTTCCGGCCGAAAACTGGCTGGATCATGACTGACCGCGAGGCGATTGATCATTATCATCGGACTGGGCAGCATCTCGGAATATTCGATACACCCGAAAATTCCGACGCCTACGCGCAGAAACTCCACGAGGATCAGGCGCGTCAATATGGAGCTAAACGATGATTTCCCAGAAAGCCATTGACCTGATCGTGGCGGCGGAGGTGTCGTCGCGGGCGTATTACGAAAAGGCGCTGCGGCACCCGGAATGGCCCGGTGGATCAAGTGGCGTGACAATCGGGATCGGATACGATCTTGGCTATGCCATGGCGGATAAGGTCCGCAAAGATTGGGGCAGCCGTGTCCCGCAACACATGCTGGCGGCCCTGCTGGACTGTGTTGGGGCAAAAGGCCCGCAAGCCAAGCTAGTTCTGCCGCATGACCGCATGATAATTGACATTCCGTGGCAGGCAGCCATGGACGTATTCATGCAAACCGATATCCCAGAATTTACGGACAAGGTATGCCGAGCGATCAAAGGCGCGGATAAACTGTCGCCGGATTGCCTCGGGGCGCTGGTTTCATTGGCCTACAATCGCGGCGTGTCTTTCGACAATCCAGATGAGCGCCATACGGAAATGCGAGCTATCAAGCGCCACATTGAAGCCGGCGAACTGGACAAGGTGCCCGGCGATTTCCGCGCCATGAAACGACTGTGGCCGGATATGAAAGGGCTCCAGACCCGCCGGGGAGCCGAAGCCAAGCTGTGGGAAGGCGGTCTTGTCAACATGGACAATTCCATGCCGAAAGCCGCCCCCGCCTTGGTCGGAACCGCAATTGCCGGCACTATGCACGCCTCCGGGGCTCCGCCGCTGGCTACAATTATTCTTGCCGTTATCGCCGCCCTGGTTGTCGGGGCGGTAATTGCATCATATAGTGCCCCTGTCCTCGCACGCGCGAAAGGCTGATACCATGAAGACCTTGCACACGTTGACCGTTCTTGTCTCGCTGGGTGTTATCAGTTATTTCGGTTATCAGTTCTATGCGGCCTATCGAGCTGCAACGGGTTCTCGTTGGTCGCGAGCACTGGCGGCAACTGAGAAAAGCGCCACGATCCTTTGGGCGCGATTTGTCGCGTTGATCGGTCTGCTGACGCTGGGACTTTCCAGCTTGGCTGAAACACTCGGCGCTCCCGGCGTCAGTGCCGCGATCCAACAATATCTTCAGCCGCAATATGTCGCTGCCATCATGATCGGTGTCGCCGTCATCACTGAAGTGGCGCGCAAACGGACGATGTAACCATGTGGGGCTTTCTCGCGAACCTGATTGGCGGCCCTATCGTTAGCGGGCTGATTAACGCTTACAAGGCCAAGCTCGAAGCCGCCAACACGCGCGACCACATGGCCGTCGATCTTGCGGCCAAGGAAATCGAAGGCGAAATCGCGCAACGGCAGGCCGAAGCGTCGATTATTCGTCAGGAAGAAGGCCGGTGGTGGACGGCGTTGCCTCGTCCCGCCTTGGCCATGATTTTCGTGATTTACATCGGCAAGTGTGTCTTGTGGGACAAGGTGCTGGGCTTGGGATCGACCGACCCTCTATCGCCGGAGCTTGCCAATATCGAGATGATCGTTATTACCGGCTATTTCGGAGGCCGCACGATTGAGAAAGTCGCCCGAATTTTCCGACGATAGGAAATCCCACAATGGCAGACACATCGGATAGTGGATGGCATCTTGACAGAAAGGTGCCAATTGCGCTTATAATCGCGATTGCAACTCAGATTATAACATTTATCTGGTGGGCTGCTCAGGCATCCGCGCGTTTGGATAATCTGGAAAAACAGACCATCGCCGCAGGTTCGCAGTTTGAGCGTCTGGTAAAACTAGAAACAAAAATGGACAACGTGTCTATGACTTTGGGCGAACTCAAATCACTGATGATCCGGCGACCCACCGGGCAGTGACGCCCTTTTTAGCTTCGGCAGTTATCGTTCGGTCACTGCCGGAGACAAGCCTCGATGACTTGGCCCAGCGTTTTTAACCGAACGCTGGGTCTTTTCACAAAGGAGCCTAGCATGCACCGCAGCATTCTTGTCGGCGTGACTATCGCCACCATGGCATGGGCCAGTCCGGCCGACGCAGCGCGGCACCCGAATACGCCGGCAAAACAGTGTCGAGTGTTTATGCACGCGCCGACTGGTGCATTAAGGTATAGATGCAATGAAAAGTGGTATAGGATCAATGCTAAACAGGTGCGCCCTTTTCGCGCTTGGCACCGGAATGACGTTTCTCGCTTTAGTAGCGGCGTCGGCAAAACGCATACAAAAGCGAGAAGTGCCAGCAAAGCCATACACAAGCCCGTGGATCGCCGAATGGCGCGGCAGGAATCTGGAGCCGCCGAACGTGTAAACTCTATCCAGCGGGCAGGAATTGGGAGTTTTGAAGGCGGCGTTCTGGCTTCAGTCGCAGGCCGGTACATGGGCGGCAATCCTACCGGTTGGGCGCGGGTATGGTGCGGCGCTTTCATGCGCTTGGTGGTCCGGCAGGCCGGATTGCCGGATAATCCGGCCGGCAATCTGGCTCGCTCCTGGGCGCGCTACGGGCGACCGAGCGGGCCACAGCCAGGCGCGATAGCCGTCATGCCGCACCACGTCGGGATCGTGCTTGCTGCCGCCGGCGACCGCGTGTTGATCCGATCCGGCAACCATGGCCACCGTGTCGCGGATGGCTGGTATTCGGCGAGCCGCATCATCGCCTACCGGGTGCCGTCTTGACGGGCTGGCACGAGGATGGCCGCCCGCGCGAGATCGTGCCCGATCTGATCTGGTACGTCTCTATCGGCTTTTGGGCGACCTGCATATTCGGCACCGCTCTGGCGCTGATCGCGGCTCTGGTCTGGCTGACCGTGCCGGCGCGCGCCGCCGAGGTCGGGCTCGCCTCGGTCTATCGCGGACTGCCCTCAGAGGGCGGCCGGCGCACCGCCTCGGGGCGGCTGATCGATCCTGGCGCGCTCACGGCGGCGCACCGGTCGCTGCCGTTCGGAACGCTGGTTCGGGTCACTCACGGCGGCCGGTCGGTCGAGGTCCGCATCAATGATCGCGGCCCGTTCATCCGTGGCCGGGTGATCGACCTCACGCCAGCAGCCGCCGGGCGCATCGGGATTTCAGGGCTTGGGCGTGTTAGGATCGAGAGGGTACAGCGATGATTTACATAAGCACTGAGGGGGAAGATTGGCCGCGCCCTCTAGGTAGAGGGTTGTGGATTACACGAATGAGCGACGGCGGGTTTTCTCTACGTCTGATTTATAAGAAGGACCGCGCCCATTATTTTAGAATGAGAGGGTTTCGATTGAGGCGGTGGCCATTAAGGCAAAGATTTGTTTACAGTTTTTTTGATGAATTAGGGCCGGGCAAAATCGATGTTGTGAAATAACCGCCCAACGTGCTCGCGGCGGCTTATCTCCATCCACCCGCCGTCACGGGGTTTTGATGCCTCAGACTGAAACGCCGGCCTCCTCGTGGGGGCGGCGCTTTTTTTTGTGGCCGGATGGGCGGCATCACATGCTCTTATTGTTAGCGGTCAGCCAGTCCAATTGATGGCGCGCTATCCATGGCCCGACTAAATCATTGTCGATCAGCACATAGGCATCGCGTAATGCCTCAATCAGCCTGTCATTTTCTTCGGACAACTCGACGTTTGCCATAGACCGCGCCTGCAACAAAACAGCTTCGGCTCCGATGTCGCGCTCATGTTTCGCTATTTCGCGCAGTCGCTCGATTTCCGCAACCAGCAATTCGTCAATGCGCGGTTCGTAGCCTTCAAATCGCGTTCGGCCTTCCGACACCTTCTTGACGATAGTCATTGCCTCATCGATGGTCATGGGCGGCCCTTTCTTCACTTATGAACGATGACGTGGGGAACTGGCATTAAATCTGCCAGTAACTTGACGACACGATCATGCTCGTTTTGCAGTGGCCGAACCCGCGCCGCATGCTCATTCCATATTCGACTTTGTTCCAGGCGAGTGTCATGCTGGCAGGCCGCCAATTCTGTGATGCGCTGCCAAGTATTGGCGTATTCGTCGGCCAATCTCTGCGCATTGGCGCGCAGAAATGCGCGAGCGGCATCCATATCGGTTTCGAGCAATGGCGGCCTCTACTGTTTCAAGTTGTTGAATGGCGATCTGGCCCGGTTGAATTTATCGCGGGACACGATCCGGCGCAGAAAACCAAACCGAAGACCTACGGTCTCGTCGTTGTTCGGGCCGGCAAAAATGGTCTCCTTGCAATCCTCGATCCGGTTGCCATGCGCCCAGCATAGGCATGGCACGTTGTTTTTTGTCCACATCCAAATATCGTGGCAGTGCTCGCATGTGGCGAACGTGTCGAAGTTCCCGCCCCATACCCCAGCAACATGCTCGTATTGCTCTCCCGGCAGAATACGGCCCCCGCACTCGCAGCATTTATGTTCCTTGCGCGCCCTACGGATAGCCTTGTTGTAGAAGGCCGGAGCGTCGTAGTCGCATGAACAGTCCCACGACATTGGGCGGCCCTTTCTTCACTCTGAATTCGGCACCGGCTAACCGCTTTTCGTCCGCTATCCGCTGCATGCCGGCGGCGCGTCGATCCAGTCGGCTTGATCTCCTGCCACGCCCCGGTGCAACGTGGCCATATCCCATCTTCTTTATAAGACCGCAGCCGGAGACGGGATCGCGTCTGCGGAATTTCGTGGCCCTTTCTCTATCCGTCGTTAGCGACAATCGGCGCGCATTTCGGCGGCAGCCTCTGCCTCGGCCCGCGCCTCGCCATCGGCGCGCTCGATAAGTTGGTCGGATACCTCGTCGCTGGTATCGAATATGGCGCGCAGCCAGTCCGGCACATCGGCGCCGGTCTTGGCGTGCTTCACGGTGATAATTTCCAGCTCGGCTGGATCGCCCGGATATCCAGGATCACCGTTCCGCAGATAATAGACATGCGGAGTCTCCGGCCGGTAGGTGAATGTCACTTCAAACGCCACATCATCGATGCCTGCGATGGTCAGATATACGATATCGGTTTGCACATTAGCCATGGCCGGCCCCTACTGTTTCGAGTTGTTGAAGGGCGATCTAGCCCGATTGAACCTATCGCGGGACACAATCCGGCGTAAAAAACCAAACCGCAGACCTACGGTCTCAGTATTGTTGGGGCCGCCGAAAATTGTCTCTTTGCAGTCCTCGATCCGGTTGCCATGCGCCCAACACAGACATGGCACGTTGTTCTTTGTCCACATCCAAATATCGTGGCAACGCTCGCACGTCATGAACGTGTCGAAATTCCCTTCCCATACGCCGGCCACATGCTCGTATTGATCCCCCGGCAGAATGCGACCTCCGCACTCGCAACATTTGTGTTCCTTGCGCGCCCGACGGATAGCCTTGTTGTAAAAGGCCGGAGCGTCATAGTCGCATGAACAGTCCCACGACATTGGGCGGCCCTTTCTGTATTGCCGGCGGCTAGGCCGCCAGCGCCTTCCTCGACACATAAACCTCAAAGTCGGGGTCAACCGTCTTTTCCCCGGTGCGGCCGAATTCGAGAATGATCTTGGAGCCGTCGCAGAGCGCATCAACGCCGACGATCTCGCGCCACGGATCATAACCGCAATCTTCGGCATAGGCCGAGAACGTGTAGCCGGTCGCATCCGGGTGACCCAGCAGCCATTTGGCTGTGACGGCTTGGCGCCCGCACCGCTCAGCGGCGTATTGGCCCGGCTGTTCGCTGGGAATGCGGTATTTGTGTTCGATGATGCCTGCCATTTCAATCTCCCACCGGTATCCCGTGACTCCCGTTTCGGGAGCGTGATTTCTTTATACGCCTATCGAAAAAAGAATGCAATAGCCCGTGCGGATAATTTCTTGACTATTTGAACATCCGCCCATATAGTCGAGGGTATGGGAAAGACTGTCCTGGCCGTCGCGGCCCCAAAGGGCGAATTGATCGGTTATGCTCGGGTTTCGACCCGCGAGCAGACCCTTGACATGCAATTGGACGCCCTGCTGTCGGCCGGCTGCCTCGAAATCTATGAGGAAAAGCTGTCGGCGACCTCTAAGCGGCGCAAGGAATTGAACCTCGCGATCAAGGCATTGCGGCCCGGCGATACCCTGGTGGTATGGCGGCTCGACCGGCTGGCCCGGTCGATGCGCGAGCTATACGAGCGGCTGGATCAGATCAGCGAGGCCGGCGCCGGGTTCCGTTCTCTGACGGAGCATTTCGATTTTACCACGGCGACCGGTAAGCTGGTGCTCGGGTTCCTGGGCCTGATGGCCGAGTTCGAGCGGCAGTTGACTATCGAGCGCACCATGGCCGGCATGAAGGCGGCCCGCGAGCGCGGCGCGTCATTCGGCGCCCCCCGGAAATTCACTGCTGCCAAGCAGCGCGAGGCCAAGCGGTTGCTGGCCCTCAAGGGTGCGCACAAGCTGAACAAGAAGAAGATTGCGGCGCGGCTCGGGATCAGTGCCGGGCTGCTGCACCAATGGCTACGGCGCGGTGCGCCGATTGAAAAATAGGAGCCGGCCGATGGGCGTCTCGTGGCTTACGAACCGCGTCCGCAAGACGGAGCCCAAACCTGGACTTGGCTGGTGCATGCGTTGCGATAGGACGCTGATCGGCACGGGTGAGAAATGTAAGTGCTGCGGTTTCCGTAACACTAAGACAAAGGCGCGGAAGAAATAATGAGCGGGGTGGCCATGAGGCCCGTCAGTGCTGAGACTATCAATGATCTGGTAACGGCGGCGCTCGTCATTCTAGCGCGCAATAAAGTGACGCCAGATATCGGCGAACATCTCTTGTATGGCGACCCTATGCGTGGCGTGCCACCTATGGTGCTTCGCAAGATTATCGAGCATGTCGCCAACCATATATTGATCCCCGCGCCAGCACCAACAGTCACCATCCCGCTCGCTGACTATGACCGGCTACTACAGCTTATCGAGTTCGACGACATGCTAGTGACGTGTCAGGTCTGTGGTGCATGGCTCGATCGTAGTGATCCGGCATGTGCCGCAGTCGAAGATTTTAACGGCTGCTGGAAGGTCGCGAGCGACCGAAATTCTGATCAATCGCTGTGTCGCTCATACCGAGCGACCGTGCGCGAGCAACCAAAGACAACACCATAGGAGCCGACGCGATGCGCGTATATAAAGTCAATTGTTTATATGCTTCATCGGCGGTTGTGACGACGATCAGCATCACAGCCGCCAGCCCCGGAGAGGCGTGGACTATCGCAATGCTGCACGGCTACACGCCGATTTCGGTGCGATAAAAAGGGAGCGGCGATAAGCCCAACCGGGCTCCGGCCAATGTTTGCGCAGAACAGCCTGCGCATATTTGTCGATTTCGCAGAATGCAACCGTCCGCATCCCTGCCCGTTCCAGGCCAAGGCTAAAACCGCCTATGCCGCTGAAAAGGTCCAGAACGCGCACGACCGCTGCCCATATCATTCCATAATCTCATCATCCAGGTCAAACCATCGCGACCGCGACAAAATAATTGCCGGCAAGCTAACCGGTATTTTTCGCATTTCACCAAGGCCGATAATTGGGTAATACATTGTTTTTGTTTCCGCAATAATGCCTAGTTTTTTTGCTTCCGGCTTGTATTTCGGAATATCCGGCTGGGATAGCTCAATCTTGCAATTAGAAATTTGACCGTTTCGGAATATAGCTCGTGGGTCTTTCTTCTTCCTCGCATTGCAAGCCACCATGACAACGGCGGAAATTGTTGTGTTTTCCTGTTTGGCTATTGACTCAAAGCTCTCTAATGCCGCCCAGGCGTCCATAATCCTATTATTGCGCTGATCTAGCTTTTCTTTAACCATATCGGCTTTGTATTTAACTCGGGGATCGCCTCTTTTTCGGGCGCTTCGAATAATATGTTCAATCATTTCTTTGGAATAATTTTCAGCTTTTGCAATATTTCTTACTGTATCTCCGGAAATCCACGCCTGGATGACACGTTCGTTTCGCTCTTTGCGTTGTTGGACTATAGACATGACGAATCCTCCATTTACGCCGCTTTGCGCGCTGCGACGCGAACAGTCTGCACTTCGGCCACCCGCGTATGAGCCCGAATGAACTGAGGCGACAGCTTTTCGCGCACGGCATCCATGTCGAGCGTTTCGCGCTCGCTGACGGAAACAGTTGCGCGGAACAAGTCGCCCTCATAAGCGCCAGGGCCGGCAGACTTTAGTTCGGCCTTGATCTTGTTGGCCTCACGTTCAAGCGTCGCGATCTGCGCCAGCAATTCGCCGAGTTTGTCGATATTAGCCATTTTTGTCGTCTCCTGTGTTGTCGGGACCGCCGTCCCGATGCCTTTATATAGCACTACGCCATATTGTCGTCAAGCTCTCTGAGCATCTGAGCATAGACTGCCATGTCATCTAGGCTGTCAGCGTGTCCGCCATTCTCGAAGGTGTTGGAATATCTGCATAATTTTTGCACAATAAATGCAAACGTCACAAACCGCGTGAAATCGTGCGCTGTTTCAATCGTAACGGGGCCGCCGTATATGTCCCATAACACATTGCCAATATTGGCATATTGGTCGCCATAGGTTTTGGCCCGTTCCTCGAACAATCCAGCGAGACTGCGCAATCGCTCTGGTACACTCATGATTATTTACCGGCCCGGCATTGGCTTTCGTCCGTAGCGCGCGGCGCGACCCGCTAAATGAATAGACTGGGGAGGAGACGATTATCTATTCAAAACCGCTGACAATGCCGCCAGCGGGCGCTATAGGAACCGATCTCCCTGTTCGATATTGCCACACCCGGATCACCTCGGCCTGTACATATGGCCTCAACAATTCCGGAACTTTAGTTAGTTCGTCATGCCTAGCCTGCCTGTCAGGCAATGCTAGAATTTCAACGGATATTTTGTAAATCTCGAACGCGCATGCTGATTGTATCGACGCTTCTTCTTCCTCCAATTTGACTTTGCCGGCAAGGATATCATTGATCCTGTCGCTGCAAGTACGCCTCGAAGGCATCAATTGCGGCGTCGGCTCCCAAAGCGACGCAGACGAATGCGCCGGATTCTTTCGCCGCGATGAGGTAGTTTTCCTGGCCATCCTGCCACCGCGACTTGGTATGATCCCGGCGCTTGATTTCACAGACAAACGCCGGCGCACCTGGAATGATAACATCAGCCGCGCCCGGTGTCATCCCCTCGGCTTTATGACGAGCTGCCTGCATATATCCCCGCATTCCCTCGTTGCGGATATGTACTGCCAGCCGTCCATACGTCTCAGGCCATCTTCGGCGAACTCTGGCAAAAAACGTGACCTGCTCGGCCGATTCAGACGGGCAAGAACCGCGAAAATCAGTGTCACCATAAACAATGATTTCAGGCCGGAATTTCATCTGCTTTCCTATTGTATCCGTACACGCGATAAAACCCACTTTCCCGATCTTTCGCGTAAGTGATTGTGCCGGGCTGTTGGCCGTCCAGGGCTTGATACATTTGAAATTCGCGAATGGCTTTTGCCCATGTCGGATTCTTGTGCAACCAAAATGCAAACGACCGATATGGCGTTGTCACGTCAATCCGGTACATATCCCGCCCGGCTTTACTGATTGTTGGCACAACTGCCCAACTTACCACCATGTCAGTCTGTTTTGCATATGGGTCTTTTTTCATCTCCCGATATGCAATCTGCAGCTTTTCATTCGGATCGACGATCTCGCCCTTGCATTCCTCGCAATACCGCGCCGCAATGTCGTTTTCGTGCTCGCAATGTGGGCATCCTTTGCTGGTCCACCGATACTCGCACTGACGCATTTCACCGCGTACATTGTGAATCGCTTGGCATCGGCGGCCAAAATGGCCTGGCATCGCGCCCCATTCAGTGCTGATCGGGACATTATCCAAATCGCAAAAATAGCCGCTAGCGTCAATCGTGTAATTTTCCGGGTTTGGCCTAGCCCTGAATATGTTCATTTTCTTACATTCCGGGCATTTTACATCAAGAAACGTCTCGCCAGATTCTTTCGACAGCTTGATAGTCGGCGAAAATATATCGCCATCCGGGCAATGCCGTTCAAAATTCTCGGCATAATCCAACAGGAGGCAATCCGTCTTGCCTTCCGATATTCTAAGCCCACGGCCTACGATTTGCTGCATCAAACCAACGCTTTCCGTGGCCCGTAGCAGCGCCACGACATCGACGTGGGTTGCGTCGAATCCGGTCGTAAGCACGGCAACATTGACAAGATATTTGATCTCGCGGGCTTTGAACCGCGTCAATATATCGGCTCGGTCTTTTTGCGGTGTTTCGCCCGTGACAATGGCTGACAATTCCTCCGGCAAGCTGGCGAGGCATTCTTGCGCGTGTTGGATCGTGGCGGCAAAAATAAGCACGCCTTGGCGATTTTGCGCTTGGGCAATCACATCAGCAATAATAGCCGACGTTTTCCGCCCGTGCCCGTGATATGCGCGGTCTATGTCCTCGGCGCTAAATTTGCCTTGGGCGTTCAATTCCATGTCCATGGTGCGATATGTATCAGCGTGGATCGCGCCAATTGTCGGCGGCGTCAAAAATTTCTGTTCGATCAATTCCGGCGCGCGGATTTGATACACGCAAGCGTCAAAATATGGGTTGCGCGTTTCGTGCTCCGATACTGGATTGCCGTTCGGCCATTGGCGGAAAATATAACCAGTTCCCAGCCGATATGGCGTTGCGGTCATGCCAACGACGCGCAAATTGTGGTTTGTCTCTTTTATCTTTTCAATGATGCCCTGAACAGTCGGCGTGATCCCGTGGCATTCGTCCACGATCACCATGGCGAATTCATTGCCGAATTTCGCAATACGGTTGCGAACCGTCATTGGCGTCCCAAAGACGACCGGATATCGTAATTCTTTCCGTCCGGCACTGGCCGAAAAAATAGACGCCGGCGAACCTGTCGCGATGTATTTCTCATAATTCTGCACCACCAACTCGGCGGATGGCGCGAGGCAAAGCACGCGCTTTCCATTGCTGATCCGATGGATTGTCTCGGCGACGGCGGAAATAATATGGCTTTTGCCCGCCCCCGTAGCCGCCTCGATCATGCACCGCGCCCGCGACTTGCGCACCCAATCAATGATCGCGTCATGCGCGGCTTGCTGGTATGGGCGGAGGGTCATTTTATTCCACAGCGTTCTGCTTCGATCATAAATTCATGATTTGCGGCAGGTGGCAGCCAAAATTCTAACTTTACGTTTAATTTCATGGTTTTGTCGGTTTGCGGCCATGGCTCTGGTTCTATTTCCATCGCTTGTTCGCGCTCGTCGTTTAATATCCGCGTATCGAATAATTTTACAAATTTAGAACAAGGCCATGCAAAATCATATTTTTCTGCAATTTTTTGCATTATGCCGTTTTCGATTTCAGCGTAATTTTTCAAATATGGTTTAATCGGCCGTGGAATGTCTCCAATATACGCCTCCGATGCGTCGTGCATTAACGCCTCACGGCAGATTGCTTGATCATATCCAAGTAACCTCATTTTCCGAGTAATAAGTACGCAATGCTCGGCGACAGAATAGAAGTCTAATGTATGCCCAGCATATCGGTTTATCTTACTCAGAGATGCAGAAATATCCAAAATGTTAATATCCTCAATTCTTGGATCAAGCGGCCAAAACTGGCCGCCTGTATGGGTTTGCATCCAGTCGCCTTTACGATCATTTTTCATTGGTTTCGCCTCTAAATTAGTTTTTGTTGCCTGTCTACTTCATCCAGATATTTACATGCCTGCTTAAAGTAGCTTTCTTTTAACTCAACCCCGACAAATTTGCGGCCCAATTTTAAGGATTGATAGCCCTCGCTCCCAATCCCCATGAATGGAGAAAGGACGATATCGCCAGGGTTCGACCACATGACGAGCGAACGCTCGATCACATCAAGCTGAAGCGGGCAAAGGTGGCGTTCATCGCCGGCAGCCTTCGCCGCCTTGACGTTCAGCACGTTGGATTGATCGACCGACATCCAGACCGGAGACGCCCATTCCTGCCACTGATCGAGCGGGAAATCCTCGGGCGTGTGATTGATCGGCGATAGGTTTTCACCAGGCTTGACGAATGTCAGCAGATAGTCCGGCATCCCGCCGCGCGATTTCGCACTATCCTTTTGCAACTGCTTGTAAAGCAGTCCGACGTGTTTCGTGCGGGTCATCTCGACAACCGGGCACTTCCAGATTGTCCGGCGCCCATGCAAAATCCATCCGGCATCTTCATGGATTTTGATGATCTGCCCGGAGAAATCCTTGATCCCAACCGCGCCGTCTTTCCATTTAGTCATCGGAAGATCCGAGCAGTGAACGGAAGTGATCCGCCCCGGCTTGGTAACGCGGAACAATTCGCGCACGAGATAGGAATAATGCGCGGCAAATTCCTCGTCCGTCGAATTGCCCATATCGGCAGCCGACTCGCTATAAACGAACAGCGAACCGAAAGGCGGCGAATAGACCGAATGCCCGACGAAATCGGACGGAAACTGCGACACCACGTCCACACAGTCGCCGTTGAACGCCTGAAAAGAGGCGCCATGATATGAGTTCAAGCAGCGGATATCCATGGCGCGAGCTTTCCAGTCTTGTTCGGATGATAGGGAACCTTGGCGATAGCAGCCGAGCCGGTCGCTCGGCGCATGGCGTCGTACATGGCACGCTTCATCTTGGCGTGGTCATCGGCCTTGCGATCAATCACGCGACCGATTTCATCCTCGCCTTCGGCGACGATCAGGTGGACTTGTAGCGTCCTAGTCTGCCCGAACCGCCAGCATCGGCGCACGGCATGATACCATGTCTCATAACTGTATGATCGGCCGACGAATGCCATGCGGGCGCAGTGCGACCAGTCAAGCCCATATCCAAGCATCGACGGCTTGCCGATCAAATATCTGATTTCACCGGCCTCGAATGCGGCAATCCGTTCTTCCTTTTTCTCGACTAGCATCGACCCGCGCACGTCAACCGCATCTGGGATAGCGCGCAGCACGGCGTCAGATTCGTAATCGGTATCAACCCATATAAGCCAAGCCTCATCGGGATCGGCGGCCACCGCCGCAGCCAATTCTTCCGCCCGCGCCTCCGAGGTCTGGCGCTTCACGTCATGCAATCCGGTCGCGCTCATTTGCGGCGCGCCGAATAGATCGCTCAATTCACGGTCAATCCGGCTGTCCTTCGCGCGGTGCCGGATAACATCAAACGGCGGCAGCGTGAACCGCGCATCGTTTGCGGTGTCGCCAAGGTCTGACGGCTTTTCAGCCATCCGGGACCATGATGCCATCCAATCCCAAAACGCCCTGACAGCATGACCCTTTAGCCGCCATTCCTGCGATGCGGTCGAAGTGTCGTTGATGAAAAACCGCGACAGCATTTCGTTCGCGGCCATGACCTGCAGGAACTCGGCATAGTTTCCGAGTTCCATATGATCGTTTGGAGCCGGCGTCGCAGTAGCCACCAACCGGAAACGATAGCCGCGAAACGCATCGATCAGCGCCCGCGTCGTCTTGCCGGTAAACGATTTGAGGATAGATGCCTCGTCCAAGGACACAATCCCGAACTGCGTCGGGTCGATCTTGTCCAGCCGGTCATAGTTGATAATGTTAATACCTGGGCCGGCTTCCGACTGGTCGCGGATCACTCGGGCTTCATATCCATATTTATCAGCGCGGCGCTTGGTCTGCCCAGCAACCGCTAGCGGTGTCAGTATCAACGCGCGGCCGTTCGTGGCCTCGATAGCCTTTTGACACCATTCAAGCTGGCATTCAGTTTTACCCAGGCCGGTGTCCAAAAACAGCCCAGACGTTCCGACGCGCAAGTTAAATTCAACGACTGTCCGTTGAAACTGAAACAAGTGTTCAGCCAATTCCGGGACTTTTGAAAGCCCGCGTTCATATGCTTTGACTTGTTTTGACTTTAGAAAAGCCTCGTATTCTTTTTTCATTTCACCACCCAATACTCCGACGGCTTCCCGCGCCACTTTTCAAGGTCGGCGTTCGGAATAAGCTCTTTGATCGCTTTGGCATAGCTGATCGCGCCGGCTTTGCGGACTAGCGTTAAACTGCGCCCGGCAATCTTGGCATCCGCGCCGCCGGTCATTTCAATCATGCGGTCGATCAATTCGCGCTTGCGCTTTTCAGCCTCCGCGATCTCTCGACATGTATCATCGTATTCAGCCATCAACTGCGACGCGGCCGGCGACGTGATCTCCAATATCGCAGCCGCAAGATGGTCGCCGGGGTTTTCACGCTCAACCAGATACTGCCGCCAAAAGGCGATTAATTTAGGGAACGCGCTGGCAATAAATCCCGGTGCATACGGCACCCGTTCCAACGCGGTGCCGTTCGGTGCCCATTGATAAAAGTCGCACCACGCCCGATGCGTGACGTGCATCTGTATTTGCATCTGCGCCCAATAGTGCATTTGATCTTTGGCAGACCGAAAATCCGGGTTTTCCTCATTCCGCAGTCGAAACGGGCACTTGACCTCGATCAAACCGTCATTATCGACAAGCCCATCCGGCGACGCGCCAAGCCATTCTTCAAACTCATAGAATCCGGTCGATATGACCTTCCGCCCGGTTTCCATCTCGTATTCGACGATGGCGCCGGGCTCGTGCATGGTGCCCCATTGCGTCGCAATGTTGCCAGTAAATTCAGGCTCCGCGCCATGCCATTCGCGCACCTTTCGGCGCATGACATCATCGGCCTTTTGAAATGGCGAATAGCCAAGGATGGCCCCGATCTCTGATCCTGTGATGCGCCCTTTTCGGGCCGCATACCATGCCGGACTTCGTTGTTCGTTCATGGAAAAACTCATTAAGGGAATAACGGCGCGCTGGGTTAACGCGCCGTCAACTTTTATTTAGAACGGCACGTCGTCCGAAACCGCCGTCGTTGCGGGCGCCGGCTTGGGAACCATTCGGCCGGCGGGCGCTGGTGTAGCGGCGGCCGCCCCATTCTTGGCGGAAACCTTCCTAATCCAGTTTCCGCGCATCTGCTTGTTGTCGTCCGTTGTCATTTCCCAAACCATGATCTCGACCATCATAGGCTTGTTTACAAGGCATGTGCCAAGCCGCTCGTCGTTCGGCTCGTCATCAGTAGACAACAGCTTGCCGCCGCAGTTCTTGTCAATCGCGGCAAACATCTTTTTAGCGTTATCGCGCTTTTTGTCAGCGTCCTTCGCGCGGGGGTCCGGGTCTCTAATCCAGAGCTTCTGGAACACTTTGCGGTTTTTGTATTCGGGCGGACTAAGTACCGTCCACCGCAAAGACACAAACTGATCGCCGATTTGAGTGGTGTCCCACTTTGCCTCATCGATCATAGCTACGGCAGTCGTGTTATTCGGGATCGGCTCAAGATTGCCGCCATCGGCTTCATAGGTGCCGTCAGTTTGGCGGAGGTCTTCGCCGGTTGAAGTTGTCCAAAAAGACATGATTAGCTCCTAAGCGCGGGGATAAAAGCGACAAGCGGGTTTTCGCCGGTCGGGACGGGCAACGGCTCTGTGATGCCGTAGCGATTTTTCGAGACATTGGCTGCTGTTGCGTAAGTTATCAACTCCCGCGCACCTGACGACACGGCCTTTTTTCGCTCGCCTTCGCCGGTCGTGTAGGTTTCCAGCCGCAGGAACCCTACAACGTCCACATCATCGACATAAGCCGGCATCGACTTTTCATGCAGGCGCAGTGTATAACGCATATATGCGTCGCTGTCCGGCGGCTCGATCCTGGCCGTGTCGGCATGCGCGACAAATACCGTGTGCATCCCGCGTTTTTCTGCCAGGATGCCGGCGGCTTTCCGCACGCGGCCGTGCATGGCCGCCACCGCATCGCGTCCGGCACCATAACCGCCGTGGGCTTGCTGAATGCCCTTCGGCTTTTTTGGATCGCTGTCGATCACCGATTGCACAAACAATCGCTCAAGCGCCGTAACGCTATCGACGATCAGCGTACCGTATTCGTGCGGCTCGTGGATCAACGCTTTTAGCTGCTCCCACAGATCGTCTACGCCTCCAAGCAGCGGGAACGCATCCGGGCGCGACTTTGCCGCGATGGCCTGCAAGCCATCTTCAGCTCGGATCACGATGGGATTAGGAAAAGTCGCCGCTAGGCTTGTCTTGCCAACGCCGCTATCGCCGCATATCGTCACGATCACCGGCCGATCAGCGGGTTTACTGATCGATTTCATAATTGCGCTCATTGAGCACCTCTCTTTCTACGCCGTTGACAATGGCGGCGGCGCGGTCCAATGTCAAGCCCGTATTGTCGGAAATCACACAATGCCCCGAAAAATCGACGTCGCGCGTTTGCGCGAGAAACTGGCCGACCGCAACTTAGTGGTCGTGTCCGCAAGAACCGGAATACATGTCAATACGATAAGAGCTATTGCCACGGGCGTAACCCGCGCCCACCGGCCCGAAACCTTGCAACGGCTTCGGGCGTACCTGGAGGGGCGTCGCCATGTATCGTGAATTCTGGGCGGCAGGATATCGCATTTTTGGGCTTTACAGTGCAACGAAAGACGGCCGGTGCGCGTGCGGCAACCGCGACTGTAAAGCCGTGCTCAAGCATCCGCTGGCATCAAACTGGCAGCACACCCCGATCTGGTCGGAAGATCAGATCGAAGCCAGCGAGATGGCCGATCAATTCATCACCGGCTACGGCGTATTGTGTCGCAAGTTGCTCGTCATTGATGTTGATGCCCGGAACGGTGGCGTCGAATCATTAGCACGGCTGCTTCAACGCATCCCAGCCATTGCTGGTGCCGGCTTGATTGTCGCCACAGGGTCCGGCGGCGGGTCGAAGCATTATTACTTCGGGATCGACGATGGCCTCGCGCTCCAAAGCCACCTTGCTGAATATCCCGGCATCGATTTCAAATCATCTGGCTACGTCGTCGGCCCTGGCTCATTACATGCCAGCGGCAATCGGTATGAAGTCCTCGTCGGCAGCCCCGGCGACATTGATGCGGCACCACCCGAATTGATTGAGCTATTACGTAAGCCGGAGCGCCACCGCGCGGATGTCGGCGGTCAAGTCATGGACGTATCCCACGCTGACATCGACGACATGCTGCGCCACGTTAATGCGGACACCGATCATGAAACGTGGATACGCTGCGGCATGGCTATCCATCATGCGACGGGCGGAACCGGGTTTGATGTTTGGGACAAGTGGTCCGCGACTGGCACGAAATACCCCGGCCGTGACAATCTTGAAAAGCGGTGGCACAGTTTCGGCAAGTCTGCAAATCCGGTGACGTTGGGAACGCTTGTGCACCACGCCGAACAGGGCGGATGGACGCAATCGGTGACGTTTGAATTGCCGCTAGACGAAACGCCGCCGGAACCGGGCGACCTGCCGAAAAGCGGGATTCCATTCGACATCACAGGAATTGATCTCAAACGTCCGCCCGGTTTTGTCGGTCGGCTCACCGAGTGGATAAACGATCAATGCCGCCGGCCGCGCGAACACGTTGCCGTGGCAGCCGCGATCAACTGCGTCGGGAATATCGTGGGATTACGTTATACCGACGACTTGGATGCGGTCACAGCTAATACCATGATTTTCTGTGTTGCTGATTCCGGCACCGGCAAGGACGCAGTTCTCAAAGCGACAACAGAAATCAACGCGGCGGCCGGCATTCATCCAGCCAGCCACGGTTCGATCAAATCAGAGCAGGAAATAGCGCGCAATCTCACGCGCCACCAAGCCGCGCTATATTTCATCGACGAGTTTGGCATTTTCCTCAGCAAAGTCCGTAATGCTCAGAAAAAAGGCGGCGCGATATACCTTGACGGCGTGATCGGCTTGCTCATGTCGGCTTACACCAAAGCCGATGGCAGCTTGTTGCTAACCGGCGACATGAAGGAACACGTCCTCGGCGAACTGATGCGGGAAGCCAAGCAGATCGAAAAACACATGGAAGAAAAAGGCGGTTCCCGCAAAATGGAGATGCACATAAAGTCGATTCAGCATCAAATCGAAAACATTGATAAAGGATTGCAGCGCCCGTTTTTGTCGCTTCTCGGATTTACCACAGGGTCCACGTTTAACGATCTGGTCGATTACAATTCGGCGACAAACGGCTTTATCGGCCGCGCATTGTTGTTCGTCGAGCACGAAAGCACGCCACGGGCAAAAGAGGATTTTCGCAAGCGGCCGATGCCGGAAAATCTCAAAATGGCGTTGTCCCAGCTATATACGGCCGGCGAGTATGACATGACCGATATCGGTCGCGTCGAGCACTATTTCGATTTGATCAAAATCCCCACCGTCGAAAAAGCCATTGCCATGCTCAAGACGGCGCAAAAATGGTTCGACGACAAGGCAGAGGAATTGAAAAGCGCCGGAAACCTCGAAGCTCTCGGGTTGCGCGCCTACGAGCTTGTAGCAAAGGTATCTTTGATCCTATCAGTTCCTGAAGGCATCCGCACCGAAGAACATGTCCGCTGGGCCTTCGCCCTTGTAAAGCGAGACCTTGAAACAAAATGCAATTTAGTCACCGCTAATGCACGAGACAAAGACGATCCGGCGCTCGCGATGAAGTCGAAAATCATTTACATCATTGGCGGTGATGAAGGCGAAACGACATCCGTAATCTGCGACCGGCTGCGGAAATATAAACGCGCCGATATCGAAAAGTGTCTCGATCTGATGCAGAAAGAAGGCACGGTAACCGTGGAGGAAAGCGTGCATAAGTACAATAAAAAGAAAGTAAGGCGTTATCGATTTATCGGTTGATCTTACCTTTTTGCCTGCCGCATGACCACCTCCAGCTTGTGCTTGTCACCATCCACAAGAATTAAAACAGCCGCGACCGGCGGAGGCGGGCCTTTATTTTCAGCCCACCGTTGGCCAGTCCGTTTCGACATTCCCAAAGCTCTGCCGGCGTCTTCTTGAGACAATCCAAGCCGCTCGATCTCATATAGATATTGCTTCCGGGTCATGCGGCATTTTTCCTGTAAGCAATTCGGCAATGGCGGGCGCAATACGGATGACTATCAAACACCATCGCCCCGCAGAATAAAGTGTCCGATCTTTCTCCGCCGACTGGAAATCGACAAGTTAAGCCTGTCAATTCCATGATTTTTACATTTGTATTTATATCCTCCGCCGGCAAATCTGTGACTTGATCGCATAAGAATTTGGGCCAAATAGTAGTCGGTCTAATACCTTGTTTTTTAACAGGGTTTTCACTTCTTTTTCGAGGCGCGCGGACAATTCGATTGATTGATAATCCAATGCGATGCGCGCGGCCAATGACTGAATTACGGCTTACTCCGAGAATGTCGCCAATTTCCCGCGCACTCATTCGGTTAGCGATGCCGTCACGGATCATTTGATCCGTTTTATTATCCCAACGCATCTAACAATTCCTCTGCGCAAATAAAGATTTCGACCGACTGCCTTTTGATGCGGTCGATTTCGCTTTTCACAATCAATTTATCATCTGCGCTAATGGCTGATTCCAACCCGCTGGCTGAAAAACTAATTATCGTAAACGCCGCCATGATCTGGCCGGCAAGCTCAATCGGCTCGCGTTTCATTTTCATACCTCCTGGCGATAGGGTCTCGCCCTCCGAGCTCCTCGAGCACGTCGAGGGCGGCACTTATGGCGCGGTTAAACTCGCTGTTTTCCAACCCGCCAAGAGCGTTGATGCGCTCCCATGCAAGGTCCAGTTCGGTGATGATGTGCATTTACAATCCCCCCACCAAATAGCCAATCCACAGGTTCAGCATCGCCAGGAACGCGACGACGGCGATAAGTTCGATCAATGTCATGATTGCAGCGCCAGCGAATTGCATGTTAGTAATTCTCCGCTTCAATGCGAGTGATGAAAAAATGAATGCCGCTAGAGCATTCATTCTGCCAGTTTTCGTCCCATTTATCGGGTTTAACGCGCTGGCCAACGCGGTATTCGGTTTTGTTGTCGTGATCGGAAACAGCAACATTCGCGCCTATAACTTCCAGCACGTCGGCAAATTCAGCGCGGCATTTACGGCCGAAAGCGTGGGATCGGCGCGCGTCTGACGGGATGCGCAGTTTTACGAGTATTTTGCCGGAGCACTTTTTCCAGCCGATCAGGTCGCCATCGGGAAGAATGCGCGTTTGTGCAACGGCAAGTTCTGAATTTTTGGTGCCGGCCAGATCGGCGCCGGCCAGATTGGCGCGGGCCAGATTGGCGCCGGCCAGATCGGCGCTGGCCAGATTGGCGCCGGCCAGATAGGCGTCGGCCAGATCGGCGCTGGCCAGATTGGCGCCGGCCAGATCGGCGCCGGCCAGATTGGCGCCGGCCAGATCGGCGCTGGCCAGATCGGCGCCGGCCAGATTGGCGCCGGCCAGATCGGCGCCGGCCAGATTGGCGCCGGCCAGATCGGCGCTGGCCAGATCGGCGCCGGCCAGATAGGCGTCGGCCAGATCGGCGCGAGTTTTAATTGCCCATTTCACAGCCAGCCCAAGTTTAATCGAATAATTGTCATCCGGGTTGCATTCGATTTCGGCGACGACTTGGACGGCACCAGTAAACCGGTTTTTGATTTCAAATTGCATGTTAATGCGCCTTTCCCAACATTTGCACCGCTTCTTCGCCGCAATTATCGGCGATGAAATCGCGCAAATAGCTCGGGCAGCCATCTCCCAGCTGATCAAGACGGTCATATACTGTTAGCGCCATATCGGCAGTCACGTCGCATGACGTGCCGGCAGCCAGGTCAACGCAGATCACGCGGGAAATGTCGCTATATTGCGCTTCAATGATGTCGCGCAACACAGTTTCTCGGCCCGTCTCACGGACAGGGCATTCGCGGACGTAATCATCATTTGTGCGGGTTGTGCGGATATACAGCCGCTCAATCACCAGATACATTGGGATGGTTGTCATTGTAACGTCTCCTCAGTTCGCAGGGGTTTTATACGACAATTTGTCGTACGGTGTCAACACAAGGAATCGCGTTTTTCTAAACTTTTTTATGTGGCGTCCCAATCAATGCCGCTTTAGCCCGCCAATGGGCCGTTTTCGCACGGGCCAAAGCGGATGCGGTGCGGCGGATGTCGGCGTCTAGATCGGCTATTTCAGCCTCCACGGGCCGGATATTGGCCCCACGCCGCCGCCAACGCTCCAACGCACGCCGGCGCTGCTGTTCCAGGCTGGCGACCGCCAGCTCCAACCGGCGGACTTCCGCGCCGGTTTCCCGGCCGATTTGGTCGATTTCGCGGTATGGGATCATGCCAGCCTCGTGATGTAGAGACGCCGATCAAAAGTGCGGGTAACATATTTTTTTTTATGAAAGTGCCCGTATACGCCAGCATATTGCCGAGCTTTTTTTAACGGATTGCCAACTCCCATGACGACGGTTTCGCCAATT